GGTTACATGTTGAGCCAGAACAAATCATCTTGGCAACATTGAAATAATCCTTAGAAACCCAAAGTGCGGTCAAAATTAACCGCACTTTTTTTATTTCATTTACAACGCAATCTCATCAATCGATCGCCCAAAACTTGGTAAAAATACCTGTAAAAAATAATCCATTTCTTGGCTATGCCATTGTTCCATTAAATTTTCTAAACGTTTTTTAGCTGTTTTAAATTCGTGGTTACCATGCTCTAATTCAAATTGAGCTTTAATATACGCACAAATCAAATCCGCTTGTTTTACTAAATGCTTTTCCTCAGAGCTAAACTGTTCACTGTCTAAATATGGTGCGAAACTGTGGGGTAGTGACAATATTTGCATAAAGGAAAAGAAAAAATTTGGCGGGAAAAATTTGGCTTATGGCTTGTGTGGTGCGGGGTTGGGCGATTTTGTGGTCAAATTTATGCAAAAAATGAAAATGGTGAGAAAGGCTGTAAAATGGTCGAAAATTGGGTTTTATTTTGCATAAAAATGAACGGTGGATTTGTGGTTTTTAAACCGTTTTAAAATTTTAAAGACCATTTTAAAAAGGTTTTAAAGTTTTTAATAAATGGGTTTAAGGCGGTTTCTGTGTGGAAACTGCCTTTTTTATTGGTTATTTATGGTTGTTTTGGCACGTTTTGGTGAAATCTAGCGGTTTGTTGTGTGTGATTATGGGTAGAATTAGCGAAAATGCGCCATTATTTGGCGATATTTGAAAGGAACACTGGCATCCGTGCCGTTGTGTTTTAAAATATTAAGAAAGCGCTTGTGAGGCGGTTTTTGGGGATGTTACCGACATTGATGTCGGTGACATATTAGAAGTCCCGATAACCACGCACGACTTGCCCTATCACAATCAAGTTGTTGGCTTGTTCTGCACTGAGTTCTATTGGTGCGTATTCTGTGTTTTGGCTGATGAGTGTGATGCCGTTGTAGGTGATTTGCACTTTCTTCACTAGCATTGCACCTTCATTATTTAATACAAAGATTTTTCCGTCTTTTAATTCCTTTTTCGACCGATCTACAATAATCTCTTCTCCGTCTTTTAGCGTTGGGTACATACTATCGCCACTTACTAAGAACATCGCGCAGTTTTCCGCTTTTAAGCGGCGTGAATCGAGCCAAGCCTTTTCTACTTTGGTGGTTTGGTTAGGTTTATAGTCATCATTAAAACCACCGCCACCGGCTGAAATACGCACTTCTCGGCAGTCTTCAATCACTGCAAATGTCTCATCATTGCTTGCCAGTAAATTCACGTCAGGCTTTATCAGCTGTGGTTTTGTGCCGTCCATCTCGCCCACGCCAAGGGCTAACCATTCAAGGTTTACACCTGAAGCCTCGGCTGTTTTTATAAGATTGGTACGAGATGGATCTGCCTCACCTATCAGCCAGCGATTTAATGATGTTATTGCAATTCCAATGCGTCTAGCAAATTCACTAGTATTGCCTTCAAATTTCTCTTTAAGTATCCATTGAAGTCTAGCCCCAAATTCAGGGTCATTAATCTTTGCTTTGCTCATAAATTTAACCTTTACACTATCTTTTACCGTAAAACTTCCACATCAATAACTTTTACTTTTTTTAGACAAGAATAAAACTCCGTAAATGTAAGTTGTAAGTCATTGTTTTTACGTAAAAATTAAACTTAAATAGAAAATATTTTAAGATATTTAAGTTTTACACTTGAAATGATTTAAGTTTTACGCTTTAATACACGCACTGGATACATAAAAGGAGGTGTATGTAATGAGTGTATTAAGCGACACAAAAAAAACCGCTATATGCGATTGGCATCGTGCGGATATTTTGGCTGCGTTGCGTAAAAACGGGTGGTCTTTACGTTCTTTGGCTGAAGCTGGGAACGTGAGTTACAACACATTAAAGACCGCACTTGATAAACCCTATCCGAAAATGGAAAGACTTATCGCTAATGCGGTCGGTGTTGCCCCTGAAGAGATTTGGGCTGCACGTTCTCAGGAACGAATTGAACGTAACCGAAAACCTGTTTTAACAAATAAGTTTTAATCTTAAAGGAATTTAAACGTAAAAGAAACAAAAAGGATCATTTATGAACGAAATTTCTTTAAAAACACATTATCCGATAGCGGAATTATTAAAACTTAAACTTTTAAACATGCCTACTGCACATAAAAATGCACTCGCATTGTTTGAACGTGAAAATGTGGAATGGCGTAAACGTGAAGGCAAAGGTGGGGGCAAAGAGTATGCTCTTTCATCAATGCCACAAGCCTTACAAGATGAAATTCGTAACAAATTTGCAGTTTCTATCGTGAAAGCCAAACCCAAATCTCTTCCCGCCGATCTCCGTCAGGTGGAATTAAAAACTTTAACGGAAAAACAACGTGAAGTAGCAGGAGCAAGAATGGCGTTAGTTGCCCAAGTGGCACAACTTGAACAAGCCCAACCCCGTTACAAGGCGATTAAGTTTTTTTGTGAACAAATCAAGCGTAGTGGCATTTCATCTGATTTGATGAGATTGGTGGAAACCGCCAATAACAAGAAAGGGAAAAATCGCACTTTATCTGAACGCACTTTGAATCAATGGGTGTTGGATTATGAAAAGGCAGATACGCCTGAAGAACGATTAAAAGCTCTCGCACCAATGCAACGGGTGGCGAAAAAGGCAGAAGAAATTGTGTGGTTGCCTGACTTTTTGGCGGTGTATCGCCAAACCAATGGCATCAATGTTGCAGAAGCCTATCACTATTTTTCGGCTGAATGGGATGCACGTTTTGCAGATGAGCCATTGCGTTTAGAGATGAAACCGAGCATTGACCAAGTTCGTGCTGCGTTGGCGAAATTGCCAAAACACATTAAGGAAATTGGTCGTAAGACAGGTTCTGAACTCCGCGCCCTTAACACTTATGTGAAACGCGACTGGAGCGTGTTGCAGGTAAATGATGTGTGGGTAGGTGATGGCCATGCGATGAAATTGAAAGTCGCTCATCCTGAACACGGTCGCCCATTTATTCCTGAGGTGACATTAATAATGGATGCATCTTGTCGTTTTATTGTTGGTTGGTCGGCAAGCTTGGCGGAAAACGTTCTAGCGGTGGCTGATGCCTTGCGTTATGGCGTGGAGCGCTACGGTATACCTGCAATTTATTACTCCGATAACGGTGGTGGTGAGAAAAACTGGATGCTTGATGGTGATATTACGGGGATGTTGCCACGTTTGGGCATTAATCACCAAACAGGGATTCCAGGCAATCCACAAGGGCGTGGGATTATTGAGCGAGTGCACCAAACGATTTTATATCGTATCGCTCGCCAGTTTGAAACCTATCATGGTACTGGAGCAGACCGCGACACTATTCGACAAGTTAGCACCGCAGTTATTTCACTAGATAAGGCAAAGCGTAAAGGCTCGACTCAACTAACGCCAAAGCAACAATGGGCCGTGGGTAAATTGCCAAGCTGGAATCAGTTTTTAGATGCGGTTCAAGCAGGGGTTGATTGGTACAACAACGAGCATGAGCATAGTGAAATCGGTATGACGCCGGCACAAAAACGCCGTCAGTTGATGGAGAAAGTGAACCCTGATGATTTGGTATTTGTTACTCCGGCAGAATCAAGAGATCTATTCCGCCCAAGCGTATTAAGAACGCCTGAGCGAGGTTGGTTGAGATTATTTAATAACTTTTACTTCAGTACGAAGTTGTTAGATGTGGATGGTATCGAAGTGCAAGCATCTTTTGATATACACGACCCAAGCCAAGTGATTGTAAGAAAAAAAGACGGCACTTTTGTGTGTTATGCCGAATTAGATGGCAATAAACGTGATGCCTTCCCAGTTGCCTTTGTTGAGAAAGTTCGTAAAGAGCGTCATGCACGCCGTGCGAAATTGAAACAAGAACAGCTTGATGAGATTAATGCGGAAATGAATCCGATTATTACGATTGAGCATCAGCAATCAGGTTTTGAATTGTTGAAAACACAGACAAAACCTAAAAATGAGAAAACGCCAATTTTCTTAACTAAAGCAGATAAAGAGGCGTGGGAACAAAGAAAAAAGTTAGTAAATGAATAAGGAGAACAAGATGAAAGCACAAGAATTAAAAGCGTTTATGGATGCGCACAAGATGAGCCAAAAACAAGTGGCGAGCTTATTTGATGTATCTATTACGACTGTTAGCCAATATATCAACGGTAAATATCCAACTGATACTAAATGGTTAGATAACAAAGTGGATGAATTATTGGCACGTCATAAGGCGAAAGTGGTTGAAGCAAAATACAACAATGCATTTGTACCTACTCAAACAGCAAAACGCGGTATGGAAATTATGCACTTTGCCCACGCAGAGGGCGAAATTAATGTGATTTATGGAGCTGCAGGATTAGGCAAGACGCAGATGCTAAAACAATATGCGAAAGAACATAGTTCAGCCATTTTGATTGAGGTTGATCCAAGTTGCACACCGAAAGTGTTGCTACGCAAGATTGCTGAAACTGTGGGGGCGACCAGTCGCGGTGTTAATAATGATGTTTTGGCAAGTATTGTGGAAAAACTCAACGGTGCGGAACGTTTGTTAATGATTGATGAAGCCGAGTTACTTTCTACCCGCTCTTTGGAATTTATCAGACGTATTCACGATTTAACAAATTGTGGGGTGATTTTAGCGGGTATGCCTCGCTTATTGGTGAATTTAAAAGGCAAAAATAACGAGTTGGCACAGCTTTATAGTCGAGTTGGTTTTGCTTGCGACCTTGGCAATGCATTACCTGAAAGTGATTTGGCGATGTTAGCAGAAAGTGCACTTAATACGAGCGAATTTAATACGGCTTTATTGAAAGCCTGTAAAGGTAACGCACGTCGATTAAGTAAGTTAATGCGCGGCGTTGTACGTTCGGCAGAGATTAACGAGACCGAAATTAGCGCAGAGATGATTGAACAATACAGCAAAATGTTAATTAGTTAAGGAGATGATTATGTTACAGGCAAAAACAACCAAACGCCTAAATAAAAACAACGCTTTAATGTTGGCTTATTTGGAACAAGTAGAAAAAGCCGTGAAACGCTTAAATGAAATGGGGCTTACAGTGGTGAATGTGCATTTTGAAAAAATTAAGCCAACCGTCCGCGTGATGGCAAATGCGGTGACAGATCGCTTAGAGCGTGAACAACGCGCTTTTGTTTATCAAGTTGGACGCGATGTGGGGAGATACCAAGAAGCACAGTTTGCAGTAGAAGGTATTCGAGTGATTTGGCGTAAATATTTGAATTAGGAGGAGCGATGGCAACGCGTCGGCAAATTTATGCAGTCTATCGTGGCGAAGAGAATTTGGGTGACGGGACGGCAGAAGAATTAGCAAAGAAACTCAATGTGAGCGAAAAAACGATTTACTGTTCGGCAACCGCCGCCCGACGTGAACGTGATAAAGGTAAGCGGCTTGTAGTGATTAAGTTAGGAAAAGAGGAAATCTAAATGAAAGTAATGATTGAAGGTAAAGAATATTGGCGCGATGCAAAAGGCAATTTAACCCCTGCTGAGTTGGTTAAAGAAATAGACAAAGCACGTGATGCGCTCGTGTATGAATGGGTGGAACGTGGTCGTGATTTAAGCAAAGCAATTAGCCATTTTAAAGAAGGCATTTTTGGTGATGTACAAGCCTTTATTGAGCTTTCTGCTGAGAAATATGGCGCGAAAGTGGGAGGAAACAAAGGCAATGTGACTCTTTTCAGCTATGACGGTAAATACAAAATTCAACGCGCAATTAACGAAAGTTTGCAATTTGATGAACGTATTCAAGCAGCAAAAGTGTTGATTGATGAGTGTTTGAATGAATGGAGCGAAGGCTCTCGCCCTGAATTAAAAGCATTAATTGAACGTGCTTTTAATGTGGACAAGGAAGGCAATTTGAACACCTCACGTATTTTGGGTTTGCGCCGCGTCGAGATACAAGACAATCGCTGGCAAAACGCGATGCAGGCAATTAGCGAAAGCGTTCAAGTGGTAAGCAGTAAGGCTTATGTTCGCCTTTATGAACGTGTTGGAGAAACCGATCAGTATGTGCCGATTGCGTTAGATGTAGCTGGGGCTTAAAGCTTATTTAAATGCCCTTTAAATCTCCCCTAACCACTCTTTACAAAAGAGGGGGACGGTATGAGGGGCATTAGTAATAGGTTTTAATCATTAACTAAGGAGCAATGTATGGAAAAACTACGAACCTATAAAGATTTTAGCACGTTAGCTGTTGAAATGGAGCGTGCTGGTGCATGGGCAACCGCTGAGGCTGCTTGGCAGAGAGCGGCTATTGTTGCTCGAAAAAGCGAAAATGAAGAATGGGCATTAAATCGCCAAAAGATGTGTGCGCATTATGTGCGTTATCCAAATAGAAGACCGGAGGTGAGACATGGCTAAGTATGTGGCACGCTTTTATTGTTTGGTTGAGGCAGTTGTTGAAGCTGAAAGCAACGAACAAGTGTTAGATATGTGTGATTTAAATGTGTGTGATGTCAATAAACTGCCACACACGATTACGGAAATTGATGATGTGGTTGAAGTGGAGGAAGTATGAGTGAAAAGAAAGCACAAGTCACCGAGCAACTGGCACAGATTATGGAACAAATCGAAGCAGCAAAAGAACAGTGGCTGGTTGATGATGAAAAAGGGGCTTTGTTGCTATTACAAGCAGCAAGCAGAGAGATGAAAAGTGTGGCGTGGCGAATGGCGCCAGTGTTGGGGTGAATATGAAAATGCTAGATGAACATATCCTTGAGTATATTTGGGATGAAACATTAGACCGTATTGCGCAAGGAACCTTAGTGACTTATATCGGTGGTAGCGTTGGTACATATAGCGATGATTATGCAGAGAAAAGAGCAGAAGACTTTGCAATATTGAGTGTAAGCCAACTTATTGCTGGCTCCGGATTAAGCGAAAGTCAATTTAGACGGCGAGTTAAAAAGCTTATGGCACAAGGTGTTTTGTTGCAACGCATTGGACCAAATAGCTTTGTGATTAACTCGGATGTGGTTAAAGACGCAGCGGTACAAGCCGCACGATGTTGGCGCGCAATCGGTGTGCCGTATGGTATGGACGATAGCGGTAAAGCCTGTAAAAGCTTACCTATTAACGCTCTGCCGAGAAGCATTTTTGAGTTAAAGACCAACTGTTATCGGATTTTGAGAAGTGAATACCCGAGTTACAAAGGAGCTGAAAATGAGTGAAAACAATGGATGGATTAAGTGTTCTGACGAATTACCAGCAATATTTGATCATGATGGTTCAGAAAGAAGCAATATTGTTATTTGTTTCGGTCGAGAAGAAGATGTAGATAAAAGGTCTACATATTTCTTCGCCTATATGATAAAGGGAAATCGTTTTTATGGCTTTAATGGCGAATGTGCACATGTTACCCACTGGCAACCATTGCCACAACCACCTATCGACTAAGGATAAAATATGAAATATCAATGGGAATATATCGTTTTTGGTAGTGAAGAACCAACAGTCGAAGATATAGAGGCGAAGATAAAAGAAAGTGAAAGTGAAGAGTATGAAAGCGATCACGATTGTGTTGATAGCCTTGTTGAGCAAATTGTTGAAGAAAATAATTGGGATTGGGAGCTGGAGGAAAATGAAAATATTTATATATCAATCTTTCCGAAAGGAAAACCAGAAGAACAAGAGTTATTTGATGTACATCTTAGTTTGGTTGTCCAGGCTACCGCATATCATGAGTGGTCAGGGTTAGATTGATAAAACCCATTTACAGACCATTAAATCTCCCCTAACCCCTCTTTACAAAAGAGGGGAATAAGTTAGATGAAGTGGGCTGAATAATGTGTTTTAAACCAAGTTTAAAGGAGTTTTAAAAATGAAATTATGCCGTTGCCCGGTTTGCCACAGCGATATCCACTTGGATGCGCTGTTGGAAGATGATGCGGGGCGTGAGATGTTGGGGTTAATCTCCAATTTGGGTGGTCGCAATGCGCGTGCGTTGGTGAGTTATATTGGGTTGTTTCGCCCTGAAAAATCTGCGCTATCTAATAGTCGTGCATTGAGATTAATGCAAGAAGTGTTGGAAATGTATCAACCCAGTCCGCTACTCACCCATGCGTTAAATGAAACGGTGCAAGCGGTGATGAAAAACCGTCGAGAAACCCGCAATATTCAGGCGTTATCGAATCATAATTATTTGAAGAAAGTGTATGAAGGGGCGAAACCTTTATTTGCAGTGGTGCGTAATGAAGGCAAAGCTGAAATGCAAAGCGTTGCGGCGCAAGAAGAGGATAAACGTATGGCAGCTATTCAATATATTGAACGTTACGCCGCTATTGGGCAGTTGCAATTTGTGGAAAATATGCCTGAGTTTGCGGTTTGGAAAGCCTGGAAAGCAGAACAGGAGAAAGGTTATGCAGCGTAAATCATTAATTGCGAAAATCCATATTGGGAAAAACCAATTGGGACTTGATGATGACACATATCGCGGTTTACTTGCCAATACAACAGGTAAAACCAGTTGCACAGAGATGACTGACAGTGAATTACGCCAAGTCTTGAATGTGATGGTTCAGAAAGGTTTTAAATCCAGCTCAAGCTTTTGGGGAAATAGGCCATCACCAAGTGAAGATAAGAAAATTTATCTTGCTAAAATTACCGCACTTTTAATCAAACACAACTTACCGAAAGAATATGCCGATGGTATTGCAAAACGCTCTTTTAAAGTGGATTTTATCCATTGGTTACGTCCGTGGCAGTTAAAGAAAGTCGTGCAGATGTTGTCAGTGTATGATCGGAATAAAAAGACGTTGTAAGATGAAATTATCAGGTGTAAATTAAAGGCTCTTTGGAGCCTTTTTTATTGGAGAAAAATAATGAAAAAACTACTTTTAGTTTCAATGTGTTCACTAGGTATAGCATTTAACGCATTGGCATTTGATCAAGCGCGTTTTGATGAAGATACGGCATTTTATAATGCCCATAAAGATGATGCGAAAGCTATTATCACGTTGCTATCAGTATTTAATACAGATAAAGGGATTCGCCAGGTTTTTGAACAGCATGCCAACGGCAATGTGACAAAATGGCAAGATACTCTTAATAAAATGAAAAAAGCAGATGAATATGCACAAAAAATAAATGCATTAGGCTATTTTGGTGCGTGCCACAGTGCTGTAAGTTATGCGCAAGCAATGTGGATTGCTGCACCGAAAGGAACAAAAGTAGAGGAATGGAATGATAAGGACTCGTTTGATTTAAAATCCTTTAATCAGTCTAAAGCAGAATTCCAGAAAAACTATTCAGACTGTAAAGATGCTGTGAAACATGCACCGAATAAAAAAGATTATGAAGAAGAACTGATTATCCTTGGTTCTGAAAAATAACGAGATCCCAATGTGAAAACATTAGGATTTTTTTATCTTTTTTTTCAAAAATACCGCCTTTTTAAAATTCCCGTGTGAGAATAAGCAAAAATAACATTGCGGAGGCGATTATGGTGGCGAATTTAGAAGATGTAGCGGAACTTCTGCCGGAAACCGTACAACAGATGGTTGATTTAGTTGGGTTTCCTGCTGTTGAAAAAATCATTACAAGTTTTGGTGGGGCAACCTTTCGATTTACTGATGGCGCGCATTATTTCCCTAAGCTCAAAGCATTAATTGGTTTGGAAAGTGCGGTGAAATTACGCGAAGTTTTTAGAGGTGAATGGGTTTATATTCCACGCTGCGAAACGGCTTTACGAGTGTTGCGTAATTATCGCTTTAAGGCTGATTTTGATTATTTAACCCAACATTTGAACAAATCAGGACGCATGGCCATGCTTGAACTTTGTCCTAAATATCAATTATCGGATCGCAGTGGTTGGGAAATTGTGGCACAAGTGCGTAACCCTGAGGAACCCCATAATCTTGCCTTGTTTTAGTGCTGAAGGCGCTCCACTCTTCATCTTACTCTCTTTTTTCGATAATACCCTTAATCATTAATAGATTAAGGGTATTTTTTTATGTCTTTAAATTTTACACAGATTTTCAACCGTTTAATTGGTCATGAAGGCGGCTACGTTAATGACCCTAGAGACCCAGGCGGGGAAACAAACTGGGGTATCACTAAACGCACTGCTCAGGCAAATGGTTATCAAGGCAGTATGCGAGCAATGACGCGTGAGCAAGCTTATAAAATCTACTACTCCGCATTTTGGCTACGTTATCAATGCGACAAGATGCCTGAAGCGGTGGCTTATCAGTTTTTTGATGCTGCGGTAAATCATGGATTAGGTAATGCAAGTCGTATGTTGCAACGTGCGGTTGGTGTCGTTGATGACGGTGTGATTGGCAATATGACGATTGCCGCGATTAAAAAAATGGCGATTTCTGACGTGATTATGCGTCTGAATGCTGAACGTCTCGAATTTTATTGCAAACTCAGCACTTTTGCGACCTTTGGTAAAGGTTGGGTGCGTCGTGTGGCGGGTAATCTTAAATATGGAGCGATTGATAATGAAGTTTAAATTTTTAGGCGTGTTTAAACGCATGTTTAGCTGGTTAGGCAATAAAGGGAAACAACCGAAAAAACGACCGCACTCTTACAGTAAGAATGCGTGGAGTTATATCGCACGCGGGAGACCAACCCCAGCTAAAGTAATTATGTGGAGGTTATGCAGATGAATAAGTTTTTTGAATTATTTACCAATAATGATGGTCGTGCGAGTACGACAGGTTTTATTCAATTTTTCGGCTTTTTGGTGATGGCGGGTGTTCTTGTGTATTCCGTTTATCTTGGTCGTGACAACGCGACCGATCTCTATTTGTATTTTGCGTTTTTCTGCGGTGGTTCGGCTGCAACCAAGGGCGCTGTAATGGCATATCAAGCCAAACAAACCAAGCCAGAAGAACAGATTACCGGTGAAACCTATGTGGAGCCGGAACAAACGGATAGACCAAGGGGGATTTGATGACGCTACAGATGATTTTAATCGGCTCAGGTACTGCACTGGCTATTTGTGGTTATGTGGTATTTAAGCTCAAACGTGCAGGGCGTGAAATTGACCGATTATTAAAAGATAACGAGCAGTTGGTACGTGAAAAAGCCGTCTCTGATACACAGGTGAAACATTATGAAACGAGAAAGCAACATGAAGAAAGCAATCGTAATACTGACCGTGACGCTCTTATTAATGGGTTGCACAAGTCGGGGGATCTCCGTGATTAATGCAAGCTGTGCCGGTTTTTCATTGATCTCCGCAAGCCGTCAAGATACGACGGAAACCTTGCGTCAAATCAAAGTGCATAATGATGTATATCGAACCATTTGTCAGCGAGGTGAAAATGGAACTACACATTAACGGCATCATGGTGTTTAACGCGTTAGTGTCCATTGCGGTATTTTTTATCGGTCTTTGGTTTAAACGGTTAGATGGTGAGTTTAAGCAATTACATGACGAAGTTGACCAAGTGAAACGAGATTATCTCTCAAAAGAAGTGGCTGGCATCATCAACAAAAACGTGATGGAAAAACTAGACGCCATCACCAAGCAACTAAACTCTATTACTGAAAAACTCGACAGAAAGGCGGATAAATAATGTCGGCAAGAGAACGTAAACGGTTAGAACACGAAGCAGAACAGGCGCTAACCAATCAAAAACTAGATGAAATTTTAGATTTAACCCGTGAAGTTAGTCGCAAAATCGACAAGCTGGACGACCGCGTGGACGATATTGACGCCCGTTTAAAAATGTTGGAAACCCGTATGGATAAGTTGGGCATTAAGTCCGTCATGGCGGGCGGTTTAGGTGGTTTGGTGGTCTCAGTTGGCTTTGAGCTCATCAAAGCGAAATTCGGAGGCTGATGATGGCACACGATGAAAAAACTAAGGCGTATGTGCGCCGTTATTATGTGTTTGATTGCTTAACGCTTGAATTAGCCGCAGAAAAAGCCAAAGTGTCCTATAACACTGCTCGACGCTGGAAACGTGAAGCCGAAGCTCGTGGCGATAATTGGGACAAAGTGCGTGATGCATCAACAATGGCAAGTGGGAAGGTAGAAGATGTGGCGCGCGGTATGCTCACCACCTTTGTGATCTACTTTGAAAAAACCATGGAAGAGCTACGCCATGCGGAAGACTTGCCAGTAAGCGATAAAGCTAAACTGATTCAAGGCTTGGGTGACAGTTACTCGAAAATGGTGGCGAGCAGTAAGCGGTTGTTGCCTGAAGTGTCGGAAATGGCGACCGCGATTAAAACCGTCAAAATGTTTGGTGATTTCGTACAGGCGAATAAACCAGAGCTTTTACAAGAATTTCTTGAATTATTAAACGGATTTGCTGAAACCTTAGACAAGGAGTTCAAATGAATCTCTTTTGTTTCTTTTTTGTCATTATGGCATGCCTTTCCGCTAGAGATGGCGGAAGTTGGGGATGGTGGGTGTTGTGGGCATTACTGGTGAGTGATTAACGTGCGGTCAATTTTTACGGTGTTTTTAAATGAAAAATAAAGAACTTTTAAATGAGTTGCGCGCCTATGCAGATAGCATGCGACAAAAACTCGAAGCGTCTTTTGACGGTTGGGACGACAGCCCAGAAGCAGTGGTTGAACGCCGTAAAAAAGTATTTGACCCAGTGAGTGGTTACGATTATTTCGTTTCCCATTATTTCCCGCATTATGTACGTTCGGCATCACGTTCGGAGTTGCACGATTACTTGTTCAAAACTCTTCCCGAAATATTGCAAGATCCTAAATCGGTCAATATGGCGACTGCAGCGCCTCGTGGTGAAGCAAAATCCACGTTGGTATCGCAGTTGTTTACGCTTTATTGCTTAGTAACTCAAAAAAAACGCTATGCACTCATTGTGATGGACTCTATCAATCAGGCTTATCCGATGTTGGAATCTATTAAAGTAGAACTGGAGTTTAACCAACGCCTGCGCATCGACTTTCCAGAAGTCGCTGGACAAGGTCGTGTATGGCAAGCAACGACAATTTTAACCAAAGCGAATCAAAAGGTTGAAATTGCCGGTTCGGGTAAAAAATTACGTGGTTTGCGACATGGGGCTTATCGTCCTGATCTTGTAGTGTTGGACGATATAGAGAATGACGAACAAGTCCGCAGCTCAGAACAGCGCGATAAGTTGCACGAATGGCTTAAAAAGACCGTACTTCCATTGGGTGTCCCTGGCGAAAAACTGGACGTGGTCTATATCGGGACTATCCTACATTACGACAGCGTATTAAACCGCACTTTAGCTAGTAAAGCATGGAAAACCGCGAAATTCAAAGCGCTGAAGAAAATGCCTGACGATATGGCGTTGTGGGACAAGTGGGAAGATTTTTTCCTGAATGAGGGCGAGGCGGTTGCAGACGCTTTTTATCACGCTAATCAAGCGGCAATGGATAAAGGCTCAGAAGTGAGCTGGGCAGCACGTCCGTTACTTGCGCTGATGAAAATCCGTGCTCGTGATGGGCACGCTACCTTTGATTCGGAATATCAAAACGATCCTTTAAGCAGTGATGATGCGATGTTTGCTAATGCGCTGACTTATTGGACTGAATTGCCAGGTGAATTGGTTTATTTCGGCGCGCTAGACCCCTCTTTAGGTAAAGCGGGTGCAAGTCGTGACCCATCAGCCATCTTGGTGGGGGGCTATCATCGTGAGACGGGTAAGCTTTATGTAATTGAAGCACAGGTTAAAAAGCGCCTACCTGATCTCATCATTGAAGATGTGATTCGTATGCAGAAACAATACCAGTGTCAGCGTTGGTTTGTTGAAACCGTACAATTCCAAGAATTCTTAAAAGACGAGTTAGTGAAACGTTCGGCACAACGAGGCATTCCCGTACCGGCAACTGCAACTAAACCCAATACAGACAAAATGCTTCGTATTGAAAGTTTACAGCCACACATGGCGAATGGGTTAATTTTATTACATAGCTCACAAGCTACGCTGATTTCTCAGTTACGCCATTTCCCAAAAGCCGACCATGATGATGGCCCAGACGCACTGGAGATGCTATGGCGTAATGCAGTAAGTAGTTCTGCGGCGATTGAATGGATAAGTATTAGTGAGTTAGATGATAGCGATTGGGATGAAGATGAATCGGATCTTTATTCTGTGTGGAAACAATAAGGTGAATTTATGGGATTGTTAGACAAATTTAAAAACTTTTTAAAAGGCAATGAGACAGAGCCTACGCAAACTGATGACGCGGAAGTTACCGCTACAGGACGAGTGTTAGACGATCATCCTTCAGCCAAAATTACACCATCAAAATTGAAACAAATTTTAGATGATGCAGAAAATGGTGATATTCAGGCTCAGCATCAGCTTTTTATGGATATTGAAGAGCAAGACAGTAGCATTGCGGCAAACATAATGACACGTAAGCGTTCAGTGCTTACGCTTGATTGGCGTATTGTCGAACCACGTAATGCAACACCTGCAGAAGAAAAATTACAAGCAGAAATTGACGAGCTATTTTACCAGTATCCTAACCTTGAAGATTTATTTATTGATCTCATGGATGCGGTCGGACATGGTTTTTCTGCGCTAGAAATCCAATGGGCGCAAGTGGATGGGAAATGGATACCAAAAGGCTTTAAACCTTGCCCTCAGTCTTGGTTTAAATTAGATAAGCATGATAATTTGTTATTACGTACACCAACTAATCCAATGGGCGAACCTTTACGACCATTCGGCTGGGTGGTGCATCGCCATAAATCACGCTCGACACAACTTGCACGAGATGGATTGTATCGCACATTGGCATGGCTTTATATGTATAAGCATTATTCGGTGCGTGACTTTGCCGAGTTTTTGGAACTCTATGGTATGCCTATTCGTATTGGTAAATACGGTGCAGGCGCGACGACAAGTGAAAAGCGAACACTGTTACGTGCACTTGCAGATATTGGTCACAATGCCGCAGGTATTATGCCTGAATCCATGCAGATTGAGCTTCACAATGTAGCAAGTGCTGGGGCCGCATCAGGCAACAATCCATTCTTACAGATGGTAGATTGGTGCGAAAAATCTATTGCCCGTTTGATTTTGGGGCAAACTTTAACATCAGGGGCGGATGGGAAAAGCTCCACCAATGCGTTAGGTAATGTGCATAATGAAGTGCGTCGTGATTTGATGATTAGCGATGCGAAACAGATTGCGCAAACTATCACTCAACAAATCATTTTGCCGTATTTGCAGATTAATATTGATCCTAATATTGCCCCTTATCGTGTCCCTTATTTTGAGTTTGACACGAAAGAATATGAAGATTTATCCGTATTTGCGGATGCAATCCCTAAACTTACCGGTATTGGCGTTCAAATTTCAGAGAGTTGGGTGCGTGATAAGTTAGGCATTCCTGAACCGCAGGAAGGTGAGTTGATTCTAAGCACACCGCAAGGTGAGATAACGGACGAAAAAACCACCGCACTTTCTGCCGTGTTTAACCACGGTGAAGGCTGTACTTGCGGTTGTCGTTCTGCTGCGTTGTCGGCTAAAAATGGTAAAAAGGACGAACAAGATGAATTGGACGGTTTGATTGATGATGCATTGGCAAATGCGGATTTTAATCAACAGCTTGATCCTATGATGAAACAAATTGTAGGCGTGGTCATGGCTAGTGAAAGCTATGACGATGCACAGGAAAAACTAATCGCACTTTATCCTGATTTAACCAGTGAAAGCCATCAGGCCTATTTGGCAAGTGCGGTATTTTTAGCTGATTTATTAGGAGCTGCCAATGCCGAGCGCACCTAAGTTTGCCATTGGCGTAGAACCCAAACAAGCCATTGAGTTTTTACGCCAAAAGAAAATGCTTGCCAGTAAGGTATTAGTAAAAGAAATGCATGATAGCGCATTGGCACGTGCCACGACGATTGCGCGCCTAACCAGTCTTGATATGACAAAGGATATTTACCAATCTTTAGAAACCGCTATGCGAGAAGGCAAAGGATTCCACTCTTGGAAAAAAGAACTGGTAAGTGAATTTGAACGTAAAGGCTGGATTTTTGGGAAAGAACCGTCTATTCGTGGTATTGATGGGCATTTATTGGCTGATCCAAAAACGGGGGAATATTTTGGCACGCCGCGTCGATTAAATACGATTTATCGTGTCAATATGCAGTCAGCTTATTCGGCTGCGCGTTATCAACGCTTGCGTGATAACGTGGATAATCGCCCTTATTGGCAATATTCTGCCGTGGGTGATGCGCGCACTCGTCCTGCTCATTTAGCATTGAGCGGTAAGGTGTATCGTTATGATGATCCGTTTTGGGCAACATTCTACCCGCCCAATGGGTTTAATTGCCGCTGTACGGTGATTGCATTAGGTGAAAGAGATTTAAAACATCGTGGCATGGATAAGCCTGACGATAGCTCGGAATTTTTGGTGGAAGTAGAACGCCCTGCGGATAAACAAGGTAATCGTGAAAAGACGATAGGTTTTAAATTGCCTGATGGCACAGTACGTGTGACGGATAAAGGCTTTGATTACAATGTAGGGCGTATTGCTTATAAGCCGAATTTGGATCTTTATCCGGAAAAGCTGGCGCATGCATTTGCGAAGGTGGAAATGAAAGGTGCGGAGTTTAAGCAAGATTTTGAATTATTGGCAAAGCATGTGGCAGAGATGAAACAAACGCTCAACCCTGACGGGAAAAAACTCACCGCTGAGCAGATGTTACAGGTGCGTGATAGCCTAACTAAAAATTTTAAATTTGCAGCAGGTGTGTTAAGCGCGGAAAGTAAGGATTTATTGAAAAGCAAAACTGGAACAGTGTGGCTTTCCGATGATACTTTGATTAAGCAATTTAATAGCCGTGATGGGCAGGGGTTTGGGATTGATGAGTATGAAGCATTGCCGGATATCATCAATTCTCCAGATAAAATTGTAGCCGATGAACTAGGATACCAATTTTATAAGGATGTTAATGGTAAGAAACTGCTTGCGGTATTGAAGGTTTTAAGCAAAGAACCGGAAATTTTTGTACAGTCGTTTAGATTAGTAAGTGATAAACAATGGAGAAAGGCATTTAAAGAGTAAGCCACTAGGCGGGGCTCGAACCCACCGCACACAGTCCAAGGTACTATTTCAACCTATCGCTTGCGATCCTCGAGATTCATCGCTTTTCTAGTGGCTATGTGACTATACCCCGTTAAATTTTAAAAATCAACGATTATGATAGAAATTGAAATCAATAATGCGCAAGAAGTTGCCATTGTACTAGAGCGACTTGCACAAGCTACCGCTCATCGCACCCCGTTAATGCGAAGTATTGCAGGCACCATGGAATCTGCTGTTCTGCAAAATTTCGATGTAGGGGGGCGTCCAAAATGGCTGGGGCTTAAATATCGCCAGGGTACACCGTTGGTTGATACAGAAAATTTGATGGGCAGTATCACGTCTGATTACACTAACGATACCGCTGTTGTAGGAACGAATGAACCGTATGCGGCGATCCATCAATTCGGCGGTAAAGCAGGACGTGGACGGAAAACCACGATTCCTGCTCGTCCATTCTTAAAATTAACACCTGAAGATGAAACGGATATCATGGAAGATATTCAAGCGTATTTTCAACGTTTAATTAAATAATTCCGCTAAGCGTTCTAAATCGCACGTATAGCGGTTTTATTATTTTAAGGTATAAGTTTTCATCTTTAAATTTTTAAAACGTTTTAAAGCGGTTTTAAAGCGTTTTAAAATGGGTTTGCGTTGTTTCTTATAATCTAATCTTTTATTCCTCCAATATCTACTCTTTCAAAAATTGAAATGATGTGACCGTGCTGAAGTCGGTCATCTCTTTTTCCCCTTTCTTATCAAGTATTCTGTCATCCTAGATTGAGTTTTTAAGGATGGTTTCAGATGAAATTAACAGTTGCCGCTTGTAGTTTTGAAATTGACAAAGCGAAGTATGGTCGTATCCAACTTTTACCTTATGGAAAATTTCGCGCCACAGACGGCAGACCAACCGATGTGGAGGCATGGTATGTAACAGATACAAATGGCGCGGATGTGGTGGCGTTGGCAAATAATCAACGTAATCCCCTACCCATTGACTACGAACACCAAATCTTACATTCCCAGCAAAACGGCAAAGAGGCTCCTAGCGCAGGTTGGATGGAATATCTCTATTTTAACCCGCAAGGGATTTTTGCTGATGTCCGTTGGACGGACAAAGCCGCGGAATACATCAAAAATGGCGAATATCGTTATATCTCTGCCGTGTTTGCATATGACACGAATGGTTATGTTCGCAAAATCTTTCACGCCGCACTGACCAATAACCCCGCTTTAGACGGTATGGACGAAGTGATGGTTGCCGCCAGTGTGCAACTTTTAAATCAACAAAAGGAAACGCCAGAAATGGATAAAAAATTAGTGGAAGCCTTGTGTGTGTTGTTTGCTTTGAAAGCTAACGCAAGCGAAGCTGAAATTACCGATAAAGTGACCGCACTTTCTGCCGCCAAAGGCGACAGCCAAGTTGCGGTGTTGGATGTGTATGCCAAGTTAGCCGAAAAAGAACAATCTGTTGCGGCATTAACCGCGCAAGTGGGTAAGCCTGACCCCGCTAAATTTGTGCCGGTGGAACAGGTTGCCGCATTACAGGCTGATTTTAATGCGCTTAAAAACTCGGTAGAGACCGATAAAAAAGAGGCATTAATCACAGCCGCCTTATCGCAAGGTAAGTTATCGCCTGCGTTAAAAGATTGGGCGCAAAGTTTATCTGTAGAAGCGTTAAGTGCTTACTTAGAAAAAGCACCTGCGATGGCCGCATTAAGCGGCGAGCCACAAGCAAAAGCTGATCCTGATCAGAATGTTGTGGCATTAAGTGCAGCAGAACAAGCGGCAGCTCGTGCATTAGGTATGACCGAAGCTGAATTCATCAAAGAACACAAGGAGCAAAAATAATGTTTAAGAAATCCGAAGTTTTAAAAGCGATTGAAACCCAGTTTAAAAAAGACTTTGCTGCAGGTTTAGGCTTAATTAAACCGCAGTGGGATCTTATCGCGATGAAAGTATCCTCTAACACCAAAGTGAACACCTATGGTTTCTTAGGTCAGTTCCCGAAAATGGTGGAATGGGTAAATAAACGTCAACGTAAAGCAATGCAAGCACAAGGTACAAGCATTGAAAACAAACTTTATGAAAGTACAGTAGGTATTCCGCGCACTGACATTGAAGATGACCAAGTGGGTTTATTCCGTCCTATGGTGCAACAGGCAGCACAAAGTGCGGCTGAATTACCTGATGATTTAGTGTTTGGTTTATTAAAAGCAGGTAAAACAACGCTTTGTTATGACGGTCAGAATTATTTTGATACCGACCATCCAGTTTTTGACAACGTGGACGGCACAGGCTCAAGCAAAGAGCAAAGTAATATCACCACTGGTACGAAAACAGAAGCACCAACGTTCTACATTTTCGACACCACCAATGCGATTAAACCATTAATTTGGCAAGAACGCACAGCACCGGAAATCGAAACGAAATTTGATCCATCCAAGTCTGACACCGTATTTAACGAAGATATTTACGAATGGGGTGTGCGTGCACGTGGTGCTGCCGGTTTTGGTTTTTGGCAGCTTGCCCACCGTGTTGAGAAAACAGAACTCAATGCTGAAAACATCATGAAGGTGATTGCCAAAATGCAATCATTGAAAGGTGACGGTGGCAAATTATTGAACATTCGTCCGAATGTCATTTTAGTACCGCCAGCATTAGAGTTACAAGCTCGTCAAATTTGCGAAGGCGACATCATCAATGGTACGACAAATATCTTAAAAGGTCGTTTGAAAGTGATTGTGTCTCCACAAATCATTGAAGAATAACCTATTACAAGGGCGAGCAATCGCCCTTTAGGAGTCAAAATGGCAAATAAACCAGAAAACACCGAATTAGAAGCATTAACCACTCAAGATGATGTTAATTCCGAAACTCAAGAAGCAGAAGAAACAACATCAAGTGTTGTAGAAGGTGGTGAGGTGATTAACCCTATCGCTTATGCGGTGACGTTACGTGAAATTCATCCTCAGCCGTCTTATGGTCGATGTGGTTATCGTTTTAACAAGGAAAGTGCGGTAGAAATTCCGGCTGGTGATTTAACCGGTGAGCAAGTGATTATTCTTGCGGAAGATCCTTGGTTAGAGCTTGTTCCAGTGTGTGAGGAATAACGATGAATTATGCCACAGTGTCTGATTTTATTTTACGTGTTGGTGAACTTGATGCAATTGAGTTAACTGATCGTGATCGTACCGGTAGTGTTGATACAACAGTGCTGAATGTGGCGTTATCGGATAGTTCTAGCCAAATTGATGGCTATTTGTCAGCGCGTTATGAATTGCCACTATTGGATATTCCGCAAAATCTTGTGCGGATTTGTTGTGATTTAACCCGCTATCGTTTGGCATCTATGTCACAGGTGGGTAATACCGATGAGATTATTGAGCGATACAAATTAAGCTTAAAAGAGCTTGAGGCGATTGCTAAAGGTCAAATTTCACTTGGTATTGCTAACTCAAACACAGAAGATGACGGCGATAATGGTGTGATGTTTACTAATCCAAAAAACAGGGTGTTTAGCCGTGATAACGAAAATCGAACAAGCACTTGTTGAGCGTCTTCAAAAAGGATTGGGTCGTCTTGTTAATACGGTGAAAAGCTACGGTGGTGAGCTAGATGACGACAGTTTATCTGTGTCTCGCTTGCCGATTTGCCTTGTCACTTTTGGTGGGGCTCGCATTGAGCGTATGAGTACCAATGCAAGACGACATCAATCTACCGCGAATTTTGTCATTATTTTAGCCGTACGATCTTTACGCAGTAATGTCGCGGCTAGACAAGGTGGCATTGATGAGCGTGAGGTTGGCGTTAATCAGCTTATTACTGCCGTGCGTCGTTTGTTAGATGCGCAAACTTTGGGGCAATTAGTTAAACCACTAAAACCCACAAGAGTTCGCACTATTTTCAACAATGCCTTATTCAAGGGCGGAGCGATTACCGCTTACTCGATTGAATACGAAGCCGTTTATGATGATTTTCAGCCGCTTGATGATGGGTATTTCCCAGAAGCCACGCAGGATAAAACTAATCCTGACTATGTGTTTAGCGCTTATCGAGCCAAGTTATCCGATCCATTACCGTTACTTGAACAAGTTCAAGGACGGATTTATGACCCAACCACGCAGGCGGAAGAGCCGTTTAAGGTGGAAACTGAGGTAAAAAATGAAAGTTAAAGCAAGACCAGGTATTAAGGTGCCATTTGAAACACAGCCTTATGCCTATATTGAACAAACGCCGGTTGATATTGAGCCGTCGATTTATTATCAGCGTCGTATTAATGACGGTGATTTGATTGTGATTACTGAAACACGTTCACGCAAAGAACAGGAGAAAGACAATGGCTGAAACTAACATTGATTTTGATAATATCCCGACAAGTATTCGTCAGCCGGGTGTTTATAGTGAATATAATTCGCGCAATGCGGTAAGCACGTTACCAACCAATGAGCAAAATGTATTAATTGTTGCACCAATGGTGAATGGTACTGCGCCTTTTACTGCACCCGTTCAAGTGTACTCTGATTTAGATGCTAAAAATCAATTCGGTGCAGGTTCTTGGGCTCATTTAATGACCCGTGTAGCGATTCAAAATAACCCATTAATCCGTTTATCCGTGATTGGGTTAAAAGATAGTGATTCAGGTGTAGCCGCAACAGGTACCGTGACGTTAGCCGGTACAGCTACGCTAAGCGGTGTTGTGAAAGCCGTTATTGGCGGTGTAGATTATGCCGTTGCTGTCGCAAAAGGTGAAGCGGCGAACGATATTGCCACCCGTTTAGCAGCGGTTATTAATGCGGGCGATTACTGCCCTGCAACTGCAGCCGTGAGTGAAGGCACCATTACCTTAACGGCAAAATGTAAAGGTGCAATTGGCAATGAAATTTCAATTAATGCAGTTAGCCGCGCTGATGGTATTAGTGTGACCTCAGCTGTATTTAGTAATGGTGCAGAAAATGCGGATTTAACTGCTGCACTAGCATCTGTTGCAGGTCAGCATTATCACGTCATTATTTCTCCATTTGCTGATGATAAAAATGCAAAAGCGTTACGTGAACATTTAGACTTGGTTGCAAGCCCGGTTGAGAAAAAACCTGGTGTGGGTGTATTAGGTTTTAATGGCACATTGGCAAGCGGTACTACGTATACCGAAAAAATCAATGCGAACCGCATTACGGTGGGTTGGTATAAAGGTGCGCTGGAATCAAATGCATTAATTGCAGCAGGTTATGGTGCGATTATTGCAGGCGAAGAAGACCCGGCTAAACCGTTAAATACGCTTGAGATTAAAGGTTTAACTCCCGTTGATGCCACTCAAACACCATTAAAAACCGAAGTCAATCAGGCACTTTTCCATGGTTTAACACCTATTACGGTGGTGAATAATCGTGTGCAAATTATGCGTGCAATTACGACTTATACCAAGTCGCCAGCGAATGTAGATGACCCAGCGTGGTTAGATTTAACTACAATTCGCACGCTTGACTATACGCGCAAAGCGATTGAGCAACGCATTGCCTTGCGTTTTCCACGTGCGAAGTTATCCAATCGCACACCACCAAAAGTGCGTTCGGAAATCCTTGATGTGTTGTATCGCTTAGAAGATTTAGAAATCTTGGAAAATATTGATGCTAACAAGAATAAATTGCTTGTGGTACGCAATGGACAAGATCCAAATCGTTTAGATACGGCAATCCCAGCGGATGTGGTAAATGGCTTACACGTTGTCGCTAACCGTATTGATTTAATTTTATAGGGGGCTTAAATGGCTGAAAAATATGCTGGTTCGGCAGTGTTAGAAGTAAATGGCGTTGAAATTGAAATTACCGATTTAAACGTTACAAAACAAACAGGCCGAAAATTAGTGAAAACCATGAACTCAGAAGGTCGTGCGCGTGGTTTTGCTAAAGGAATTGCGACTTGGGAACTCTCATTGACAGCCGCTCTGCCGATTGATGGTTCAGAGATTGATTGGGCGGAAATCAATGATGCGAAGATTACAGTGTATCCACTTAATCAAGACGATAAACGCACCTCTTATCTTGGCTGTTTTACTACGCAAGTCGGTGAAAAATATACCGTCGATAACGAAGCCGTGATTGATATTCAGATGACTGCTCTCAAAGAGGTTAAAGAATAATGCGTCTATTGTTAGGTATTCCTTACGGTAATAGTCGTCGTTTTGACTTTGAAGTGCGATTACTTACCTTGGGTGGCGAATGTGCCGCCCTTGAGAAAATCGCTGAGCTTGGTTTAGATGAGAAAGAAAAACTCACGAAAGCTGAGCAAATGCTCGTGGACTTGGCTTATTTATCTGAGCAGCTTGATATTATCGGCATTGCACAAGATAAGCTCACGCCACAGTTTTTACTGGATAACCTTGCTACAGATGATTATGTGTTGATTACGCAAGCTATTGCTGATTTGCGAAAAAAGCACATCGACGCTGGGGAAAGCCAGAGCAAAGTCGAAGCCGAATAAAACAACAACATAGTGTGTTTGAAGCTGAGAAAAATTACCGAAGTGCGGTCATTTTATTAGCTAAATTCGGCTTTAGCGCTGCGGAGGTAAGAGCAATGAGCCATACAGAAGTGTCTGCTTGGATTGGTAGTTGGCAAAAATCTCAAGGTATTAAAACACAGGCTGAAGATGGCGATACGGTGCATTACAACCTTATGCGTCGTAAAAATAAAGGGGCGTAAGCCCCTTTTTTTGTAGATTTAAAAGAAGTTTAAAAAGGGTTTAAAAATGGCAGAGTTAAATTTAGCCATGACACTCAAGGCACGCGATCAGGCAAGCCGAGTATTCCGTCAGGCGCAATCCCAAATTACACAAAGCACACGAGCCATGACAAGCGCCCGTGAAACATTAGGCGTGCGAAGTGAACATAAGATCCAGCAAGAGATCAATCATACTATTGCGGCTTATAACCGTTTGAAACGTAGTGGTACTGCAACCAGCCGAGAGTTAGCTCGCGCGGCTGATGCAACACGGTCAAAAATTGCGGGTCTTAATGCCGAAATGGGAAAAACGTCTTGGGGACAACGCTTAGGTAATGTAGGCACTGCAATGGCAAGCGTTGGAGCTGGTATGGCCGCAGGTGCGATGGTAATGGCTCAACCCATGAAAAAACAAATGGATTATGACCGCCGATTGGCGATGGTTTCAAACACCGCCTTCTCTGACCGAGACGTGGCTGGGCGAATTGCTGGCAAGAAAGAATTACATGAAGCAGTAAAAAGTGCGGTAGAAAATGGTGGCGGGACGAAAGAGGATGCGTTAGCAGCACTGGATAAATTATTAGCATCTGGTACGGTGAAAGCCGAAACTGCAATGAAATTATTGCCAACTTTGCAGAAAGGTGCTGTTGCCACTGGCGCGAGTACTGAAGATTTATCCGCAATTGCCATATCTGCTATGCAACAATTTGGTATTAGCGAAGATCAAATTGGCGCGGTATTAGATAAAGCCGTGGCAGCAGGTCAAGCCGGTAATTTTGAATTGTCAGATATGGCTCGTTGGTTGCCACAACAAATGGCCGCTGCTAAATCTGCTGGGTTATCAGGTATGAATGGTTTTGAAGCATTATTAGTTGCAAACCAACAAGCACGTGTTACAGCAGGGACTAGCGATGAAGCGGGTAATAACCTAGTCAACTTGCTGGCAAAAATTACCTCAAAAGAAACGGCTGATCGTTTTAGAAAGTTAGAAATTAAAGGCAAAGATGGTAAAACCCATGGTATTGATTTTATTAAATCCATGGAAAATGAGAAAAAACAAGGGAAAAACTCCATTGAGGCCTTTAGCTCTATTATGGATATGGTAGTTGGCGAAGATGACCGTTATAAATCGTTAAAGGAAAAACTCAAAACCGCGAAAAAAGAAGAACAGCAAACTCTTTTAAATCAGATGGCTGATTTGGTTGAAGGTACAGCGATTGGTCAAGTGATATCAGATCGTCAAGCCTTGATGGCGTTACTAGGTATCCGAAATAATGTGCAACTAGGGAAAGAAGTGAAAGCAGAAGTCGGTAGCGCAGAAGGCGCTGTCGATAAATCACATGCTGTAATACAAGAGACCAATAGTGCCAAATTGGAAAACGCCCAAAATAGCTTTGAATTTGCCCAAATGGAGGGGGTTAAGAGCTTTAATGATGCCCTTGGTGATGCGGCAGTCAAATTAACGGAATATGCAAAAGCATATCCAGACCTCACAAATACCGTTGTACAAGCAGGCACTGTTATTACGGCTTTAAGTGCAGCGGCTGTTGCGGCAAGCGGTGCATTGGCGTTGTTAGGCGGCAAGCGTACCAGCTTTGGATTAGGAGGCGATATCGCAGATGCGGCAAGTGGTTTAGGTCGAAAAGGTAAAATCAATAAAGGGATGAAAGGCGGAAAAGGCTTGTTATCACTGAGTGGTTTAGCATTTACTGGTTTAATGCTTGCAGCTGACCACCGCACGGTTGCTGAGGCTATTGCCGAAGAAAAAGCCGAAGCTAAAACACCACAAGAAAAACAACTTGAAAATCAATTTTACGCAAGGGCTTACGGTGGCAATAAATCAACAACAAGCCATTATGCACCACAGGGGTTTGGTTATAACAAAAATTCTGTATGGGGAATGGCAGGCCGTGCGGGTGAAGTGGCTGAAATCGCACGTAAAGATGAGGTTGCGAAGGAGCGTTTAGCACGTGGCACGCTTACACAAGCCGAATATGATGCAAGAACATCACAAAGTGCTGCCAAAATTGCCAACATGAATAATCGTGGGCAAGGCTATTCCGGGTTATCCATTGCTGCCAATGATACCAATTCTACACTGAGTCAAACACTCGGTAATTTATCTGGTTTAGCGAATTATCAAGCTGACTTTCAGCAGTTTGGTAAAACCATCAGCGATGGCTTGAAAACAGCGGTGGAAAGTCAGAATTTCACCATTCAAAATGAAATTAAAGTGGATTTAGATGGGCGGATTGTGGCTGAACAAACGTCTCAGTATCAATATCAAGATTTAAAACGGGGGTAATAGATGAAAGGTTGGACGGCGCCATTACAACGTGCTAGCTATCGTGGTGTGCGATTTGAAGTGATGTCGGTTGATGATGAGATCACTCGCGCTACAATCGAACACGCCTATCCTTTTGTGAACGGTGCGGATGTAGAAGATTTAGGATTAAATCCGTTGACCGTACGTTTGCAAGCCGTGTTTTATGGTGAAGGTTATTATACTGATTTCAAAAAATTCTTAAGTGTGTTGGGAAAACAAGGGGCGGATGTATTAGTCCATCCTATTCGCGGACGATTGCAAAATATGATTTGTACGTCGGCATTGTTTCATCATGAAGCGGACATGATTGACTATGTGGCCATTGATTTAACCTTTACCGAAAGCACCCCAGCAGAGCCGATTTTTGTTTTTGAAAGTGCATTTCTTGCTCGTCTTGATGCACTACTTACGCAACTTGAAGATTTTGTTGATGATGCGTTGGCATTGTATGGTGAGTTTATGGAGGTTGTGTCATTTGCCGCCAATATTAAATTGCGTTTATTGGGCAGTTTCGGCGCATTATTTGGTTGTTTTGAGCAAGTTAGAAGTTTATTTGATTTAGATAAGAATAAATATCCTATCTCTAATACTGTGTCCTCTACAGATTTTAAAGTGAAAAGCTTAAATTCGGCTCGTCATTTAGCTGCGATGTTGGAAACGGGACTCTCACAGATTATCAGCCGTCGAGATTTAACCACTCGCGCTAAGTTTGATGAAATGTTGCGTACCTTAAAACAAATTAAACAGATCCCCTCTGATTTGGTAACAGGTAAAAATATTAAATCAGCCAGCCAACAGGCTGTTATGAAATCGTTACCATCAACATTAACAAATACCGATATGCATGCAGTGTCATTGTTTATGCGATTAGTTAGTGCGGGCGTTTTGCTTAAATCTGCGACAGAATTAATTGAAGATGACGCTTTATTGCCGCAAGATGTGGACTATATTACCACGAAAGTGCGGTCGGAAATTTTAGAGAATTTGGCATTGCTACGCCAACAAATTGCAGAAGAGCAACAGGCCGTAAATAGCGCTGGTAAGCCTAATACTGGACTTTACACCACCGCACACCACACCATGGAACAACTTAAACAACACGCTCATCAGTTTACTCAACTTGCGATTAATGCGATTAACCGCAAGCCACCTTTAATTATTCGAGCGGCCCCCATGACTGGGACAGTGCAACAAATCGCCCATGCTTTTTATAGTGATTATAAACGTGCGGATGAGCTATTGCGTTTAAATCCACAGGTGCGTTATCCAAATTATATTGAGCAAGGTGAGGTATTAAATAGCTATGTCAGATAATTATCCTTACGAAAATGATGTCGTCGTTGAGATTGACGGTAAGTCCCATAATAATTGGAAAAGTTATGACATAGACAGTGATTTTTTAATCCCTGCAGATGCTTTTGCTTTTGATATTGGTGTGCCGTCAGACAGTACTGTATTGCCGGACTACTCTGGGGCAGAGGTGAAAGTACATATTAATGATACGTTAGTCATGACTGGTATTGTGGATACCGTGCAGCATGGCATTAGTAAAACAAATCGAACCTATCGACTAAATGGTAGAGATAGAGCCAGTGTACTTGTTGATTGCTCCGCACCGATTACGAACGTGAAGGGGTTAACGGTATTAGATGCAGTAAAAAAGATTGTAGAACCGTTAGGAATTAAACAGGTGCAACTTAAAGCCGAAAACAATCCATTGTTAGATAAGGTCGATATTGATGTTGGCGAAACTGCGTGGAATGCTGCCATGCGTTGTGCTAATTCTGCCGGCTTGCACTTGTGGTTTGAACCAAATGGCGTGCTGATTGTAGGAGGTGCGGATTACAGCACACCACCTGTTGCAACGCTATGCTGTATGAAAGATGGTAGTCAAAATAACTTTGAACAGGCTGATTTAAGCTTTGATGTATCAAATCGGTTTAGTGAGATAACCTTTTTAGCTCAAAGTCACGGCAAACAAGGACAAGATAACAAAAACGATCTGAAATGGGTTTATAAAGATTCAGAGATGACTACCTATAAACCTAAAACCGTAGTGGTATCTGATGTTGATAACCTTGAAGCGCTGCAAAAATGGGCAAAGAAATACATTGCCGACAGCATACTTGAAGGGTTTACATTAACGATTATTGTACCTGACCATAAAATGCAAGATGGCACATTGTGGCAACCTGGTCAGCGGGTGCATGTTATCTGTGAAGAATATGATATTGATGCAATCTTCTTCTTAATGGGGCGTCGTTTCATGTTAAGCCGTCAAGGCGGTACGCAAACCGAGCTACGGTTTAAGCAAGACGGTATTTGGACACCAGACGCTTATAGTGCAAAAGCAGAAAAAGCACGTAAGCGTAAAGGTAAAAAAGGTAAGAAGAAAAAGAATAATGGTGAACTTTGGGCATCAAATGGAGAAGGTGGTTGGACGAAATGAGACGATTAACACAAGCAATACAACAACAAGCGCAAGGTGCAGTAAATGATATTCGTCAAGCTTTTAGAGGAATACTTCATCTGGTGAAAAGTGCAGATAACATTCAGAAAGTGCAAGCATCTGGATTATCAGATGAAACACTTCAGGATGTAGAGATGATGCAGCAATTTGGGTTTACGTCGGTGCCGCCTGCAGATACTCAAGCAGTGATTATCCCTATTGGCGGGCAAACTAGCCACGGCATTGTGATTGCGACTGAGAACGGTTCTTTCCGTGTGAAAAATCTGCAAGGTGGCGAAGTCGCTGTTTATGATGAAAGTGGCTCTAGTATTGTGTTAAAAAAGGGGCGGTTAATTGAGATTGATTGTGATGTGTTAAAGATTAAAGCGGCAACAAAAGTGGATATATCAAGCCCACTGGTTGAAACAGATCAGGTCTTTACTGCGCAAGGTCAAATTAACGGAAATGGCGGTATGGCGGTGAAAGGCGGCAGTGGTGCGAGTTTTACCGGCAACGTAAAACAACAAGGCGGAGATTTTACTACAGGAGGAGATGTGAAAGCCGGTGCTATATCATTGCGTAATCACAAGCATCCTGGTGATAGCGGTGGTGAAACAGGTCAACCTAAATAAAAATGCTAAAAGGAGGTGCTGAAGTCAGTCACCTCTTTTCTTTTCTCTAAATCCCTTATCCTGTCACTATGGACAGAGAGATCAGCCCGCTTACCGGCGACTACACAAGTAAGCAAATCAGTACACTGCAAAATGCTGTGTATATCAGACTAACCACACCCTTAGGCACCTGGTGGGCAGATGGGCGTGTAGGCTCTTTGCTCCATACTATCCCTAAAGAAAAGGATTTGCGACATGTTGGGCCACTTGCTCAACAATATGCAGAAGAAGCCTTACAACCGTTGATTGATGATGGACGTGCCGCCGAAATCATTGTGACTTATACACAACCCCACAAGGGATTATTAATTTTAGATATATCCATTCGAGATAACCGAGGTGAAACCTATCAATTTAAACACCCGGTAAAAGTTATTTAAAAAGGGTTTAAACCATGTTTATTGTGCCAAGTTTAGATGATATTCGCCAAACTATCTTGCGTGATGTGCAGTCGTTAGAACCGCTAGCTGATGTGAGTGTGGATAGCGATTATTATGCCCGTGCGAGCAGTTTAGCCGCCGTTGCTGAAGGTATTTATGCCCATCAAAAATGGATAATCAAGCAATTTTTCCCCGATACCGCTGACACAGATTTTTTAGAAAAACATGCCGCTTTGCGTGGTATTCGTCGTCGTAATGCAACGTCTTCAAGTGGTACTGGTGCAACTGTCACAGGTCAAGTCGGTGCAGAGATCAAAGCGGGTTTACAAATTAAAACCGACGATAACCGATTTTATGAGACAACCGCGAATGCAGTTATCTCAAGTAATGGTGAGACTACCGTGCCGGTACGCGCATTAGCCACGGGTGCAAGTTATAACATTACTACTGCAACAAAAGGTAGTTTTATGGCGGCTCCTGTTGGCGTGCAAAGTGATGTTGTATTAAACAATATTATTGGTGCGACAGATGCTGAAAGTGATGCATCGTTACTTGAGAGATTGCTTGAGATTATTAGACGTCCACCTGCTGGGGGGAATCGCTATGACTATCGCACCTGGGCATTATCAGTAGATGGTGTGGATGCAGCTTATGTTTATCCACTGAGACGAGGATTGGGTACGGTAGATATTGCCATTACTTCTAACAATGATGTCCCGAACGATGATACCGTGCTGCGCTGTCAAACTTATATTAATGATGTACGCCCCGTGACAGCACGTGAAAGCAAAGTGGTAAAACCTGATGTAACAAAAGTGAATTTTAATATTCAGGTGAAAACCAGTGGCGTGACTTTGCCAGAAATTAAGGTGGCTATTTCAACCGCACTTTCGGATTATTTTAATACATTGATCCCAGGTGATGATCTAATTGTGTCCCAATGTGAAGCTGTGGTGAATAACTTGGTAGGCGTGGTTGACCGTAAGTTTACGGCACCTATCACTAATTTAAAAGCAGATGTACGCACGAAAATAGAATGGTTCCGACTTGGTACGATTACTGTGACGGAGATGGCCTAATGCAAATTAACCATAAACAAGTGCTATCTAAACTTTACCCACCTATTTCCTACAACATTAATGGTGAGCATTTCTTAGCACAATGTGAAGTGGATGGTAATGCCTTTAATCGCTTACAACAAAAAGCCAATGATATGTTAAACGTAGTTGAACCTATCACCTCGAATTCCATGTTGGACGATTGGGAGCGTTTATGTGGGATTAAAACTGACTTTGGCAAGAGCTATCAAGAAAGAGTGAAGAGAGTCATTGTCCAGTTGAATGCTATTGGTGGGCTATCTATTCCTTATTTTATGAAAATTGCAGAAAGCATTGGGTACAAAATTGAAATTAAAGAGTTCTCGCCTCTTGCTAATGACTTACCAAACCCTGGTGATTTAGCTCAATTCCGCAACGAAGAAAGAGAAAATCTTATTTTTATGTGGCGGGTATCGGTACTTAATGGTGATGACAATATCGTGTATTTCCGCGCGGGAAGCTCTTTTGCTGGCAATCATTTAGTTGAATTTGGCGACAGAATCATTGAAGAGTTTTTTAAAGATTTAAAACCAGCACATACCTATTGTTATTTTGCTTATCAAGGATCTTAATTTATGAAAACGTTAATGCCTAAAGTTGATACCCGAGACGGCTTATTCCACAACGGGAATCCAGCAACTGGCGAACAAGGCACGCAAGTTAAAGATGTGTGGCTGAATAATGTTCAGGAAAATCTACGAGATATTCAGGCTGAAGCTCATTATGTATTGATAAAAGCAGGGTTCAACCCTGTGGAGAATAAGCAAACACAGCTTTATGAATCAATTGTTAAGATTATTGGTGATAACCGTAAAACCGCAACCACTAAGGATAAAGGTGAAGTTAAACTAAATTCTGCTATTGATAGTGAAAGTGAAACTGAGGCAGCTACGCCTAAAGCAGTGAAGTCAGTGAATGACAAATTAGCAAATTTCGTACCTTATTCTTCAAACCTTAAAAACTATGCCAAGGTTATCCCTAGCGATGCAGGGTACGGCGGTTATGAGATGTCAGGCGGGAAAAATGGGCATGCTTTCCGTATGGAGTGCGAAGCTGACCATTTTAAATTTTGGTCGAGAATTGATAACACCACATACGCTATCCACGCCCCCGCTAAACGTAATGGCACGATGGCTTTGGTGGAAGACGTTAATACAAAAGTGTCCAAAAACGGCGATGTTATTAATGGGATGCTGTTTATCGATGGGGTTAAATCCGGTGGATTCGCGAGCGGCTTAGCGATTCGAAATAAGGCGGGCGGTCAATACACAGGAGGGTTTGTAGATTTTTACCAATCTGACACCATACCACGCTCGTCTATTTGGTTTCGAGATGCGGGCAATAACAGTACACAAATCGAATTTCTGAACACGCCGGAAGGCTCGGACTGGAATAGAGATAGCCGGCAAGGCGTATTTACGATTACATCATCCGGCAACCTGTGGAGTAAATCTTATGGATGGCTACATGACTATTTTGCCAAACAGGCTGACATCAGTAATGTATGGCGAGAATTAAACAATACATACAGAAAAAATAGATACCGCCACCAACATTACCCACATCATTATAACGGGGCGGAGGTGTTTGATATTCCCGTTGCTGATAATGGCGTCATGCGCATCATCGTTATGAACGTGACCATTAATGGATACGCACGAGTGAATCTCCCTGAAGCGTACAATGGCAGTTGCATGGTGCAAGCTACCGATGTTGGTGGTGGTCGTAAGGTGGTAGGGGCTAATATTCAAAACGGCAACGTTGTGGAGATACACAATGGCGGTGAAGTGGGATTAAATATTTTAACAATCGGATGGTATGGATGGTAAGTATGATGTTATTTAATTTAGAGACAAACACGTTCGCACCTGATTATCTTGTAACAGATCATCAAAATTGGGTTGAGGTTAGCGATGAAGAAATTGATGGGATTTCTGCCAGTATAACCGGCGGTGGTGCGGTTTGGCTAGAAAACGGGAAAATCAAATACTCCGGTAAAGCACCAAGCGAGTTTTACGACTTTGATAATGTGACAAAGCAGTTTGTTTTATCAAAGACAAAGCAAGCCGAGTTTACCAAGGAAACACAATCGCGACTAATCAATAACATTGATGTTCACGCTGCCTCTATTTACAGCACGTGGACGCGTTTCGAGTCCGAGTATCGTGAGCGCCAAACAGCAGCAGAAGCATATAAGGCAGCTGGTTATCAAGGCGAATGCAGCAGATATATCACTGACTTTGCCAAACGCGCCGGGTTAAATAACCAAGCTGCAACAGATTTGATTTTGGTGCAAGCCGCTGGGCTTGAGAAATTACAGGTCGAGCTTGCAAATCAACGCATGCGCAAATACGAGCTTAAAGTGCCAGGATTGACAACCGAGAAAATGCAGTCCATTCACGATGACATTATTAAGCAAATGGATGCATTGATGGAGGCGTATAACAATGGCTAACCGTATTTATCTCGCGTTTTATAAGCATAAACGCAGCTTCTTAAAAGAGCCTTTTAAAGCATTGGCTGATGTGGTGACGCGCTTTTTTACAAAGGGTAAATACTCGCACTGCGAAATAGCGATTGAGCGCATGGAATTTGTTCAAGGCGACCACTATGAACATGTTACGGTTTTTGACTGCTATTCAGCGTCCGTGCGCGACGGTGGCGTTCGCTGTAAGCAGATTGATTTATCTGACACGGATAAGTGGGATTTAGTCTTACTAGATAACGTAACAGAAGCGCAGATTAAATCTTATTTCAACCGCACAACTGGCGCTAAATATGACTGGTGGGGTGCGTTAGGCATTGTGCTTGGAATTAAGCAAAAACGAAGCAAATATTTTTGTTCAGAATGGTGCTTTAACGCAATTTATAACAGCGAAGAAGGCTGGCGTTTTAGCCCAAACCAACTTGCAGCGATGGTGCATAAAAATGGATAAAACAACGATTAACCTTTACCGTGGTGATGACGAGGAATGTATTGTTCGCCTGTATGAAAAACAGCCGGATAAAACATTAAAACCGCTCGATTTGAGTGATATGGCACGCTTTGATTTATGGGCGAAAGTCCGAAACAACGCCGTGCTAACGCTATCATCCACAACAGGTGAAATCGAAGTTATAGATGCCCCGGGAGGCGTTTTAAAAATTACGTTTAATCACAGTTTAACAAAAGACGCGACGTGGTCTCAGGCGGACTATGATTTACAGGCGGTATCTAATAAAGGGAGAGTTAAAACGCCAATTAAAGGCGGGAGAATTAACATTCAATTTGATGTTACACCTGATATGACAGAGGGACGTAATGGATGACATTGTTGCAGTGGTTGATCCACCACAAGAAATAGTGGCGGTAGTCGAAAAAGGTGAAGTTATATATCAAAGTGACGACGACTTACCGGATTTATTAACCATTTATGAGTTAGCCAAAATATAGGAGCACTATGGAAAATCAAAACCATAAAAAAATAGTTGATGCAATCAAGGCCATCGGCGCGGATTATAAAAGTCTGCATGAGGCAATATCTGCAATTCAAACTCAACAAGGCAGCGGAGAACAAGCTACGCTCACTAAAATTAACGAGTTAATTAGCCAGGCAGAAACACGTATTTTAAATAAAATTAAAGGTGGTGAGCTTTCTGAAGATTTAGATACGTTGTTTGAAATTGCGGCCAAAATTGGAGAGTTGGTGTCAGATAAGTCTGTTCGCGAAGCTCTAACTGGAACGCTGCAAGAGATTAAAAATAACGTTGCAAATCTTCAATCCTGGCAAACAGAAATGGACAACCTAGACCTAGTTGGTGAGTACAATAAAGCTAAGGCATCATAATGGCGCTAAAAGATCAACTGACAAGTCTCATTCCTTTAATAGCTCAAGATGTTAAAGGTAAAGGCGGTTCGTCTGTGTTAATGCAAGGCAACGGGCGACCAGATAAACCCGAAACAACGGGTGGCAAAATCACTGGGAATGAGCCAAACGGCACGCTCTATCATTCTACAGATGGCGCTGGCGTTGGCGCAAATCTTTGGCAAAAGCAATATAGCAAATGGATTGTTATATCGGGTGATACTGGCTCCCGAGGAATGTCTCGTAGCTCGGTAAATGTTAAAGAAGGTACTATATATCTAAGAAGAGTAGGCAATATGGTGGAGTGTTCTTTCACCAACGGTCGGTGGGGAACAATCTCATTTTATGGGAGCGGCAATCCTAAATTTACCCGAAAAAACCACGCAAAACGAATGGATATTCTGCCTCGTCAAAAAATTCCATTAGGATTTCAAGCTACAGTCCCTATTATGTTACCTTTTTATAGTGATGAGGGGGAAAACATTGCATCGGTATATGTAGCCCATAAAGGGGACAGCAATTATATCGAGCTACGCTTTAACGGCAACGTACCAACGGCAGATCTCGACCACATGAGAATGCCTGTGATCACTTGGATAACAAACGACCCATTCCCCGAAACTCTACCATAAGGAATAATAATGACAAACAAACAAACAAACAAACAAACAAACAAACAAACGGAGTGTACTATGTTTAAACAAGCACCACTACCGTTTGTTGGGCAAAAGCGGATGTTTTTAAAACACTTCGAGGAAGTGTTAAACGCCAATATTAAGAATGATGGCGAGGGCTGGACTATCATTGATACATTTGGAGGAAGCGGTTTATTAAGCCATGTGGCTAAACAGCTCAAGCCTAAAGCTCGCGTAATTTATAACGACTTTGATGGGTATGCTGAGCGATTGTCTCATATAGACGACATTAACGCGCTTCGTGCGCAGCTTTACGCGGTAGTCGGTAACGCTACGCAAAAAAACAAAAGATTAACGAAGGAATGTAAAGCAGAATGCGTCAAAATCATTCAGAATTTCAAAGGCTATATTGACCTAAATTGTCTAGCTAGCTGGCTTCTATTTAGCGGCCAACAAGTGGCAACATTAGACGACTTATTTCAGAACGATTTTTGGCATTGTGTTAGACAGTCAGATTATCCGAAAGCGGATGGATATTTAGAAGGGCTTGAGATTACGCACGAGTCATTCCACACGCTTTTACCTAAATTTAGCAGCGACCCTAAAGCGTTATTTGTGTTAGACCCACCGTATTTATGCACCCGCCAGGAAAGCTATAAACAGGCGACGTATTTTGATTTAATCGACTTCCTCCGGTTAATAAATATCACACGCCCACCTTATATATTCTTTAGCTCAACAAAGAGTGAATTTGTTCGCTTTATTGAGTATATGGTCGAGGATAAGGTTGATAATTGGGAGGCTTTTTACAACTCTGAGCGCGTTGTTGTTAAGGCTTCAGCAAGTTATTCCGGGAAGTATGAAGATAACATGGTCTATAAGTTTTAAGACTTGAAATTTAAACGCCCTTTAATGATGATTTAAAGGGCGTTTTTTTTGGGGTTTAGTTAATTTGTAATTTATTTTGCATAAGCATTCTTTGCTATGCAAAATAAATCCCTATTTTATGCAAAATAAATCGCAAACTTATAAAACTGTCTTGTAATTCAGTTGGAAGCAAACTAATTAAATGTAATTCGGCTGCAGCTTCAATATCTTTATAAGCATGAGTGATTTCAGAATTGAAATACTTAATTGGGGTCGGCAAATCACCAGTAAAAATTTCAGAGGTAT